GTCCAGCGAATACATACATACTACGACCTTGTTCTAAGAAACCACCACCAAGTCTAGAATCTAACCAATCCCATCCTGTTTTAATTTTTTCTTCCCGAGTCGTCAAGTCAGTAATATGTTGCTCAACATCTTTAAAATAATTATGACCTACATTAGTAGTAATAGAAATATTACATGCCTTTGAAAATTTGTCATGAATACTTTTTATATCTCGCTCTTTATTATCAACAATTTCTAAAAATGTATTAAATACGGCTTGCTCTTGTAAGAACTTCTCTGTATAAGAAAGTAATATGTCATTAGATAACTCTACTTCTAGAGTGTTAGTAATCTTCTTACTTGCTTGATAATGATCTTTAAGCTGTGGTGTGTTTAAATATAATTCTAATTCAGTGTGAGTAGGTCGTCTATTGTTTTTTCGATAGAGAGCCTGTATGATTTTAATTATTTGTTTAAAGTCTTTATTTTTAAAGAATTTATAATTAAGATTATCAATAATAGAAGTTAGATAAATTTCATCTTCAAGACAATTCTTAAAAACTACCTTTTCTAAATATTCTAAATCTATATCTAAATAATTACTTTCGTTTGTCAGCATGTTCTAACAGAGTATTATAGAAGTATTCTTCTGAATTGCTATAACTTTCTGTGTGGTTGAGCAAGCCAGGAGATTCGTGAATGACATGAATAGGAGCTGTAGTTAAACGTAAACCAGCTAAATGACAATCTAAACAAAATTTTAAATCATAATGATGAAAACCTTTAAGGTTATTATCAAATTTTATTTTCTTCTTTGCAATTGATTTAGTTCGAATAGCTAAAAATACACCATCTAATAATACCACTTCTTTTGGTGTTGCACCAAATATTGTGGGAGAGTAGTCTGTATTATTTTGATAATGTGATACTATTCCAGATAGGGAGTCTGGTTTACACAATAAATGCCATAGGCAAGGTTTTTTAACTTGTAGTTTACTTCCACCTGCTAGACCTACTACATCAAACCCTTGTTTAAACAAATTACGGATCTCTACTAAAAAATTTATACTATCAATAAACACATCATCGTGTACGAATAGAATACAATCATATTTTTTAAAGTTTTCTGGTGTAAGATAATTATTGTAAACATCACACAACCCGCTAGTATTTTTATATGTAGGTTGAAGATCAAACGTAGTTATAGTGTTTTCTTCGTGATGTTGCAAGCTTTTAGATAATCTAGAATTTAAAAACTCTGCACTCGTAGCTTGTGTAGCGACTGCTATTAAAGTTTTCATAAAAAGAATGGTGTCATGTTTAGTTCAAATTCTTCTTCTTTATTAAAGGTATTATTAGTAAAATTATAAATCAGAACAGTACCTTCAGTTATATCTTTATATTCATCACTCACTTGAATCGAACTAAAATCCCCACCGTTACTAAATAGTGTAGAGCCTGATCTAAATATACGTAATTCTGCGTGGTCGGTGTCATAGTACCAGCAACCAAATGTTCCTTGTAGCGCAGAGATTGCGTCATTAAATCCTATTTTTTCTATTAAGGGTAAAATCACATTACTATCTACTTTACATTTAATATCTAAATTATACTCTTGTATTAATTCTTCATGATTAGATAGTACGCCATTATGTGCTATGTATCTATTTTTAAAACTAAACGGGTGAGAAGTCTCTATATTAAAGTCTCGAACGTTGGATGTTGGTGACTGTACGTGACCTAGGTAATATATACAGAAAGGGTTTTCTTCTATATGCTTATCAAAATCTTGTTCATATTTTGTTGACACACGAATATCATTTTTCATCCCACCGGGGAATAGCATTGTCACGCTACGTACAAAGTTTCCTCTTTCAGAGTTTTTTGTATATAGCTCTCTAAACGTCTTAATATTGTTTGATCCAAAAATTCCACACATAGTTATTTTAATTGTATGAACTCCGCTTTACTTAGGCAACTTAAATCTTTGCAACCAGCATATGAAACAGAGCTCTTAAGAGCCTTTTCAATTTCTCTTAATCTAATATTATATTCCGGTGCTAATTCTATTTCTATTTGTTTACCTTCAACAAAATTTAATTTATTTCTTTTTTGAGTATATGATGTACTACCGTAGTATTGTTTATGTCCGTTAATATGTTTTGCAGGAGAGTCAATACAACCTGCAAAAAAAGATCCAGCCATTACACAATCTGCTCCAGCAACTAAAGCCTTTGCAATATCTCCAAATTCTTTACATCCACCATCAGCCATTATTTTAGCCTTTGTATTGTGGGAGCTAATTTTTAATAATGTTGAAAACATAGGCGTACCAAACCCGGTCTTGTACCGTGTAGTACAGATAACTCCTGATCCAATTCCTACTTTAATAACATCAGCACCAGCGTCTTCTAAAAATTGAAAGCCATCATAGGTTCCGACGTTACCGGCAATAACTATTGAATCAGGGAAATATTTTTTAACATACCTAACCATACTACTGACTTTTTGATGATGTCCATGAGCTACGTCGATTGTAATAATATCAATTCTATATTTATTAAGTATAATAGCTTCTAATTGATCATAAGATTCTCGGTTTACTCCTATACTAACACTTACGCAATTACAATTAAGGTCATTAAGTTTTTGTACTGTTTCAAATACATTATCAAACCGATGCATAATATAAAAATAATTATTATCATCTAATTGCTTGCATAGCTCGATATCTATTACAGTTTTCATATTAGATGGAACTACTGGTAAGTTAAATGAAAACTTCCCTAACTTAAAAGATACGTTTGCACCTTCGCGAGAATCTAATTGACTATATTTTGGTACTAATAAAATATCAGAATATTCTAGTTCGCTACCATGGTATATCTGTTCGTTCATATTCTATTGGGTCTTTGATTTTATTTTGTAAGAAGCCTTGTATACGAGAACTACACGCTGTACAATATCCACAAGCGTTTACGTTACCTTCATAACACGTCCATGTATCTTCAAATATTACATCATTATCAATTCCGAGTTTTATAATTTCTTTTTTTGCTAGATGAATTAAAGGAGCCTTTATTTCAATTCTATTTTTTCTATTAAGAGAAATTAGTGTATTTATTTTATCACGAAATTCAATACTACCGTCCCAGTATCCAGCTTGGCTGTCTACTAAAGCTGATCCATGATAAACAGTATCTGCACCGACGGCTTCTGCGTATGAGCAAGCAATAGACAGCATCATCATATTACGAAACGGAACATAGTTTACAGTTTGGGCGTCTCCTAATACGTCTTTTGCGTGTGCTACTTTGATATCATTATTAGTAAGGGAAGATGTAGGTGCTATATCCTTAAAAAATGTTATATCTATAATTTTATGTTCTTCGATATTAGAACTAAAATAATCTACTTGAGTACCTGCACATAGAATTTCTTTATCGTGTTTTTGTCCGTAATTATATGTTATTGCAAATACTTCGTCGTGCTGCTTTGTCGCAATACTTAATATAACTGAACTATCTAAACCACCTGAAATAGGTACAACAGCTTTACTCATCGTCTTGTTCTAATATAGCATTATCTTCTAAAGCTTTACCATACCGGTATTTTTCACTTATAGAAGATTCTATCTTAGGTAATATATTATTCCACAGTTCCTCGTCTTTGCGCCAGTTCTTGTAGTATCCTAGCTTTTTGTCTCCCATAGTATATGTAGAACCGTTTTGCTGAATAACTCCATGAGCCACGGCAACCTCTTTTAATCCGGAATATTTATCTAAACCTGTTTTAAAGTTTAAATATGCCTCCGCTTGTAAGAATGCAGGTATAAACCTATTTTTTACAGTTAACATTCGAAGAGTAACACCGGAGTAATTTCTACTTTCAGTCAACGCTTCGTCTTTATCATTTGCAGTATCTGTCCTTTCTTTTTTGGCAGCCATTTGGACTAATAAAGAAGCCATGTACATAGGACCAGATCCCCCAGCTTGTTGTTTGACTAAGGTAGGATGGAGTGCACCAGGGTCAGCATATGTGTGATTACTACATATAATGGTTGTACCAGTTACGGCAGCCTTATATGTAATAATACGCATCATGGATTTAAGCTGTTTAGCTCTGAGCCCCATGTCCATGGCTCCTTTATTAGCCTCAGCGTCAGCAA